GTTTTCACGGAAAGTGAGATAGTCTCGAAGACCCGTAAGGCAATCCAGGAAGCGACCGAAGCGCTGGCGCTGTTTGATACTGCCGCTGAGCAGATCAGCTAAGGCATTACAGCAGGCGTTCATAGAGTGCCTGTGATAATGACCATCAGACAAATCGTCTGCGCTGACAGTTCAATCAATCACCAATTACCAGTTACACGGGGTAACTGACATCATTGTCTGTTTATCCCGGTGAATTTTGAAATACTCACTACTCTCATAACGTCTCTGCCTGCCAACACCAGAACGGCAGAGGTCAGTTAGCCGTATAGATGAACCTCTCCCGGGTGGCTCCTGAGAGATTCTTTATACGCTAGCTGGTAGTAACTAAAGGCCGCATATTTTTGCGGCCTTTTTCATCATTTGTAAAATGAAAGCCCTCAGGCGATTAACGATGCTCAGGACCATGGAAGTGATCTCCACCATGTCCGCCTCCATGGGGACCAGGGGGAAGGATACATCCTGAAAGTGACAGCGCACCACAGATCACAAAAACAGCAAGCATAATTCTTTTCATAATAACTCCTGAACTAAAGAGCCTTAATTCCAAAACATAAAAGTGAATATTTTATGGAGAATCAGTAATTCCTTTTTCTCCCTCACGTTAAATAGGAATAATCCATGGCAAAACCGGACTGGGGCGAGCTTCAGCAACGGTTCCTGTCCGATCATGCCGCAACCGGCGTATCACCGAAGGATTGGTGTGAAGCGCAGGGACTGAATTACGCTACCGCCCGCCGATACATCAAGAAACCCACTGCGCAAAAACCTGCGCAGAAGAAACTGCGCACTGCGCAAAAGGAAAAGTGCGCAGAAGAGTTGGTGGATGATGATGGCCTCACCGATCAACAACGTTCATTTGTCGCGGAATACCTGAAGGACAACAACGCCACACAGGCCGCTATCCGTGCCGGGTACAGCAAGAAGACAGCGAATGAACAGGGAGCAAGGCTGTTAGCAAAAGTTAGTATTGCGCAGGCCATTGCGCAGCAGCAGAAAGCATCCATTGTACGCACGCTTGGAAGTGCCGATGAAGTGCTTGAGCAGATGTGGCGCCTGGCCACGTTCGACGCCAACCAGCTATCACAGTATCGCCGCGGGAGTTGTCGTTACTGCTGGGGCTTTGGTCATCAGTATCAATGGCGTGATGCCGTGGAGTACGAAGAGAAGCGACTCGAAGCGCTTGAGCGAAAACGTCGCGAGCCCGTAGATGTTGGTGGTTACGGTTACGACCACACCAGCGCACCTAACCCGGAATGCCCCCGCTGCAATGGTGATGGTGTAGGCCAGCCTTTCTTCGCCGATACGCGTAAGCTGGCGCCGGATGCTGCGCTTGCCTATTCCGGTGTGAAGCTTGGGAAGAATGGCGTAGAGATTACCGCTATTAGTCGCGAGCGAATGTACGAGGCGGTGATGAAGCGTCTCGGACTGGCTGATAGTGAGTTCGCTCAGCGACTGCAGCAGATAGAAATTGAGCGCCGGCAGCTGGAGATCGACAAACTTCGCAAAGAACTGGCCACTGACCCGGAGGATGACGAACCAACGCCAGTTGCAATCAATATCAACGTAGTCGATGCGCGAGTGAGGGAAGAGGATGGCGATAGCTCCGACGCTTAACGTTCCCCAGGCTCGTTTTCTGGCTATGCAGCAGAAGTTCAAAGCCTATGTAGCTGGTTTTGGATCCGGTAAGACATGGGTTGGCTGCGGTGGAATATGCAAATGGTTCTGGGAGTTCCCCAAAATAAACCAGGGCTACTTTGCCCCGACTTATCCTCAGATCCGCGATATTTTCTACCCCACGGTAGAGGAAGTTGCTCACGACTGGGGACTGAAAGTCAAAATCGTTGAAAGCAACAAAGAGGTCCATTTCTACAGTGGGCGCCAGTACCGCGGCACGACAATTTGTCGGTCGATGGAAAAGCCCGACACGATAGTAGGCTTTAAAATCGGCAATGCGCTGGTGGATGAACTCGACGTTCTGAAAGCGGATAAGGCGCGTCAGGCGTGGCGAAAAATAATCGCGCGTATGCGTTATAAGGTTGATGGTCTGCGTAATGGCATTGACGTGACTACCACACCTGAAGGATTTAAGTTCGTCTATAACCAGTTTGTTAAGGCTGTGAGGGAAAAGCCTGGACTAAGGTCGATGTATGGTCTGGTACAGGCTTCGACATTCGACAACGAAAAGAACCTGCCGGATGACTATATTCCTTCGCTTCTGGCGAGTTACCCGCCGGAATTGATCAAGGCATATCTGAACGGCCAGTTTACTAACCTGACCAGCGGCACCATTTATCATCAGTTCGACAGAGTGCTGAATAATTCCAGTGAGGAAGAGCAGCCAGGTGAAGCGCTGTATATCGGGATGGATTTCAACGTCGGGAAGATGGCCGGGATCGTCCATGTATTGCGGCTCGGCTTACCACACGCGGTAACAGAGATTATCAACGCTTACGATACGCCCGACATGATACGTATCATCAAGGAACGTTTCTGGCTGTATGCCGACGGTGACTACCGAAAGGTCCGCGAGATTTATATTTACCCGGATGCCTCTGGTGATTCCAGGAAGTCAAACAACGCCAGCAAAACAGATATTGAGCAGCTCCGACAGGCCGGATTTAACGTCATCGTTGATGATGCTAACCCGCCGGTAAAGGACCGCATCAACTCCATGAACGCCATGTTCTGCAATGGTAATGGCGATCGCCGGTACAAGGTGAATGTGGCCCGTTGCCCGGTCTATGCCGACTGCCTGGAACAACAGGTGTGGGATAAAAACGGCGAGCCGGATAAAAAGAGCGATAACGATCACCCCAACGATGGCGCCGGTTACTTCATTGTGAAGCAATTCCCAATCGTTCGACCTGCATTCTCTATTTCACTGGACACGACATTCTGATGGCCAATAACGATATTACCTATGTTCGCCCTGAGGTCAGGGCGGCGATGCCCGTGTGGAAAAAAATTCGTGACGTGTGCAAAGGGGCTGATGCTGTAAAGGCCGCCGGGAATGAATACCTCCCTTTTCTGGATCCGTCCGATAAGTCTGCACGCAATAAAAAGCGCAATGCTGATTACATTCAGCGCGCCGTTTTCTACGCGATAACGGGCAATACAAAAGTGGGTCTACTGGGGCTGGCATTCAGAAAAGACCCGACCATGACCGCGCCGGATAAACTGAATTATCTTCGTGATAACGCCGATGGTGCTGGTGCCAGCATTTATCAGCAGTCCCAGCAGGTTACAGAAAATATTCTGGAGGCCGCGCGCGAGGGGCTTTATACGGATTATGCAGCTGAGACCGACGAGGCGATCATCCTTCGTTATCAGGCGGAAAGCATCATTAACTGGCGCACCAAACGCATCAATGGACGTGATCAACTGGTGCTGGTGGTTTTACGCGAATGCATGGAAAAGGAAGATGGTTTTGCGTACGAGGATGAAATCCAGTATCGCGAACTGGCTCTGGAGAACGGAAAGTTTGTCTGCCGGGTATGGCGAAAGTCAGCTGACGCAGGCTCTTTTTCCGTCACTTCCGAGTATCAGCCGAAGCCAAAAGGTGAGGAGTTCTGGGATGAAATTCCCTTTACCTTTGTTGGTGCGCAGAATAACGATCCCACCATCGATGAGTCGCCATTAGCTGCTCTCGTTGAAATCAACCTTGGCCATTATCGAAATTCGGCAGATTACGAAGACAGCGTATTTTTCTGCGGTCAGGTGCAGCCGGTGATTTCCGGTCTTGATACAGCATGGCGTGACTGGCTGCAGGATAAGGGTATTCGTGTCGGTTCTCGTTCTCCTTTCCTGCTACCGAAGGAGGGGAGTTTTACGTATGCTCAGGCGCAACCAAACACCCTGGCTAAAGAGGCGATGGACAGTAAGCGTGATTATTCTGTTCAGCTTGGCGCCCGGCTTATCGAGCAGAACGGCGCGGTTAAAACCGCCACGCAATCCAGCGGCGAGCAAACCGCATCCACATCCGTGCTCGGCATTTGTGTGTCCAATGTCTCGGAGGCCTATACGCTGGCGCTCGGCTGGTGCGCCAGATATCTCGGCATAAAAGGCGAGGAATACCGTTACAGCATCAATCAGGAGTTTATCGCCAAAGTCGCTGAATCCGGCATGGTAACGGCAATCGTCAATGCCTGGCAGTCCGGTGCGATTCGCGACACGGATATGGTCAGAGCTCTGCAGAGGCTTGACCTGATAGATCCTGCTGACGACCCTGAAACTGTCATTGACGCTATTCGTAACGGCGCGCCTAACCTGATTGGTGGCAATAATGGCAACGGCGAATGACAAACTGCATGATGAATCCATAGCCCACGCTATATGGGTTAGTCGCTACAGCACCGGCGTTGCCAACAGGATGATAAAAGTCCTGAATGACAGCGACGCCGAACTTACCGCAAGGTTGCTGGTGGCTATTGATACGCTGGACGCTGAGAGCTTTACCGTTTCTAGGCTGGAAGCGTTACTGGTAAGCGTCAGGGCGATAAACAAGGATGCGATTCAGTCGATGTATGCAGCTCTTACTGCCGAGTTGCAGGAACTGGCGAAGCACGAAGCCACTTTTCAGATGAGCCTCTTCCAGTTTGCTATTCCCGACGATGTTCTTGCTCTTCATCCGCTGGTGGGCATCTCCCCGGATGCGGTTTATGCCGCGGCGATGGGGCGTCCATTCCAGGGACGTTTGCTAAGCGAATGGGCCAGCAACCTCGAAGCTGATCGTATGGCGCGCATATCCAATACGGTGCGGCAGGGTTTTCTCCTGGGCGATACGCATGAGCAGATCGCAAAAAAGGTTCGTGGACATGCTAACCGCGGCTACCAGGATGGTGCGCTTCAGATGAGCCGGGCCAATGCGGCCAGCATAGCGAAAACAGCAGTAGGGCATCTTGCATCAACAGCAAGACAAAGCTTTGCGTCGGCGAACGACGACATTCTGAAGGGTAAGCAGTGGTTATCTACTTTGGATAACCGGACATCAAAGGATTGTCGGATCCGCGACCGTCTCAAGTACACGCTGGATAATAAACCGATAGGGCACAAGGTGCCTTATTTGCTGGGGCCTGGAAAAATCCACTTTTGCTGTCGGAGCACTGAAACTTACATCCTGAAATCGTCTGAGGAGTTGGGTATCAAAGTCGGCGAAATCAAGGATAGCTCGCGCGCCAGCATGGATGGACAGGTTCCGGCTGATACGAATTACCAGGACTGGTTCTCCCGGCAGTCGTTCACGCGACAAGCTGAGATTGTCGGAGAAACGCGCGCCAGGCTGATTCGTGATGGCGGCATGTCTCCCGATGAGTTCTACAACGACAGGGGCGAGTGGCTGACGCTGGACCAGTTGCGCTCAAAGGATGAGCAGGCATTCAGAAACGCCAGGCTTTAACTAACATATCTTATTCAATCAGGCTGCCTTCGGGCGGCCTTTTTTAATGGGCCAGGCCCACAGTAACTATCCCAAGGGGACAACATGCTTATTCGTAACATGCTCATTAAATATTATTCGGCAGCTGGTGGTGAAGGTGGTGATGGCGGTGGCTCCGGTAGTGGTGCGCCCGAGATTACGCCGGAAATCCAAAAGCTGATCGATGAGCAGGTCAGTGCTCAGGTTTCAGGCCTGAAAAATAAAAATAGTGAGTTACTCGGTAAGCTCAAAGAGTCCACTGAGTCGCTTAAGCGTTTTGAAGGTATCGATCCTGACGCGGTGAAAACTATTCTCCAGCGTTTCTCTGATGATGAAGAGGCGCAACTGATCGCCGCCGGGAAAATTGACGAGGTACTGGATAAACGCACTGAGCGGCTACGTGCTGATGTTGATAAGCAAATCAAAGCCGCTAATGAACGCGCTGAAAAGGCGGAAGCGTTCTCCAACAAATTCCGTGATCGTGTCCTGGGTGATGCTATCCGCAGCGCAGCGCTTAAGGCTGGCGCGCTGCCAGAAGCATCCGACGATCTGATTCTTCGTGCTAAAGGCACATTCCAGCTCAACGACGAAGGCGAGGCCGTAGCAGTTGATGCAAATGGCGATGTTCTGTTCGGTAAAGACGGCAAAACTCCGCTCACCCCGGTTGAGTGGGCTGAATCTCTGAAAGAGACGGCCCCGCACCTGTTCCCGCGCGCCGAAGGCTCCGGGGCTGGTGGTCATAAACCCGGTGGCGGTGGCGGTGGCGGTAGTCTGAAACGTTCAGAAATGAGCTCAAGCGACAAAGCGGACTACATCCGCAAACATGGCCAGCAGGCCTATCTCAAATTGCCTAAGTAAGGACTAATCAATGCCTACGACCGTAAACAACGACCTGATTATCTATGACGACCTCGCGCAGACTGCGTTTCTTGAGCGTCGCCAGGATAATCTGGAAGTCTTCAACGCCGCTTCAAACGGCGCAATCATTCTCGACAACGAACTGATCGAGGGTGATTTTCGCAAGCGCACCTTCTATAAAGTTGGTGGTTCTATCGAATCGCGCAACGTTAACTCCACCGACCCGGTAACGGGTAAAAAAATCGGTGCCGGTGAATCTGTCAGCGTTAAGGCGCCGTGGAAATACGGCCCGTATGAAACCACGGAGGAGGCGTTTAAACGTCGGGGTCGCGACGTTAGCGAATTCTCCGAGGTGATCGGCGTCGACGTCGCTGATGCAACGCTTGAAGGTTATATCAAGTATGCCCTACAGGGTCTTGTTGCAGCCATTGGCGCAAATGCTGACATGACGGTATCCGCGGATATTGCCACTGATGGTAAGAAAACGCTGACCCGCGGCCTGCGTAAATACGGCGATAAATTTAACCGTGTTGCGCTGTTCGTTATGCATTCCACGACCTATTTCGACATTGTTGATCAGGCTATCGACAACAAAATTTACGAAGAAGCTGGCGTGGTGGTTTATGGCGGACAGCCAGGCACGTTGGGTAAACCGGTGCTGGTAACTGACACCATGCCAGTTGATGCGATTTTGGGGCTGGTGGCCGGCGCGGTATCCGTAACGGAATCACAGGCTCCGGGCTTCCGTTCCTACGATATCAACGACCAGGAAAACCTTGCCATTGGCTATCGCGCAGAGGGTACGGTTAACGTTGAACTGCTGGGTTACAGCTGGGATGAGACGAAGGGCGCTAACCCTGACCTGACCAAAATCGGCACCGGCGCGAACTGGAAGAAACATTTCACCAGTAACAAATCCACTGCAGGCGTACTGATTAAGCTGGAAGCCCCTGCGGGGGAGTAACCCTGTCAGTGGATAAAACTTCCGCAACTGCTGACAGTACCGACGCGGTGACCGTTTCGCTCAAGTACACCAGAAATGGTGCAGGAGTCTCCGGCGCATCTGTGGCGTGGACGTCTACAGGCGGCACGCTAAGTGCTTCGACGTCACAGACAGGGTCTGCTGGTGGCTCGACGGTGAAACTCACCTCTCCTACGGCCGGCTCCTTCACGGTGACGGCTACCGTTGACGGTGTGGTGAAAACAACTGAAGCGATTGCGTTCACTGCTCCTGCGGGTGGTTAACCGACGGGGCGAAAGCCCCGTTTCTTTTGGTGAGGATCCGATGACCGTTTATATAACAATCCAGGACGTTGACGAGTTGCTGGGGGATACCTGGACTGCCGCCGACAAAAAGGGTAAAGCCGTGCTCCAGGCAAACACCTGGATGACGGCGCTTAACCTTCAGGATATCGACCCGGAGCATATTCCTGAAGAAGTTAAGCAAGCCGGAGCGTTTATCGCTTCCGTAGCCGCTGCAGGCAATCTGTATCAGCAAAAAACAGATTCCGGCGTGGTGACGAGCAAAAGCGTTGAGGCCGACGATGTGAAGGTTTCCCGTACTTTTGCCGAGCTTTCAACCACCAGCACTGAATTACTCGATCCTGATTTGCAGCTGGCGCTGGATATGCTCAAACCGTGGATGATTAACCCTTTCCAGACGTTCTTTGTGAGGGCGTGATATGTCCGATTTGAAGGTGGTCCCATTTCAAAAGCCCAGCCATCACAACCTCGATAACGACCAGGTTATTCGCCTGCTGAAACAGGCTCTGGAGAGAGCCGAAAACGGCGGCTGCCACAGTGTCGCAGTGATACTGCTTGATGATGAGGGTAACGCGATTGATTGCTGGCATAACGGTGGACGCCCCTATGTGATGGTTGGCGCTATGGAGTCGCTTAAAACCGACTTTATCCATGCTCATATTGAGCGGCGGTAAGGGGGTAACATGCAAAATCCATATGTGCATTATGCCGGCGACGGGCTCGGTCCCCGCGATGTGTTTGTGAATGGAAACCCGATCAGACATGTCGTTTACGCAAACGAGGCAAAGGGTGTTGTAGAGTTTGCTCCGCTCCCGCTGCGGGTTAAGCGCAATGGCGAAATTTATACCCGCAAACTCCACGGTACAGTGATCGTTAAACCTCAGCAGCGTATTGGTGGGTGCAATGGGCATTCGTGACGAGCTCCAAACCGAAGTCGCCGCGGCATTCGATACCGACCTGCAGGATGCCGTTAAGGATTTCACTGGGTCATATACCGTTCGGGGTGCCTGGGACCCGGTGACGGAAACCGGCACTGAAACGCAGGTGACTTACTCGGGGCGTGGAGTGCTGGCGCGCTATAAGCTGCGCCGTATCGATGGAGTTAACATTCTGCATGGTGATGTGAAGCTAACCGCACTGGTTAACGAGGTGACTGATAAGCCGGCCGTCGGGCATATCATCACCGCACCGGATCCGGTTACGGGTGAGCTTCAGTGCTACGAGGTCATCACCGCTTCTGCCGACTCTGCTGGCGCTGCGTACTCCATTCAACTGCGGAGGGCGTGATATGGCTAAGGGCTGGAACATTGACCCGGCGGCATTCGCCGGGCTGGTGGAAGAAGATGTCAAACTACGCCAGCGGACAATCGCCATTCAGCTGCTGAATGAAATCGTTCAGCGGTCGCCGGTAGGAAACCCGGAGCTGTGGGCCATTAACGCGACCGCGGTTCAGTACAACAAAGCTGTTGGGGAATGGAACGAATCTCTTTATGCCGATCCTGCCAACCTGACAAAGACAGGCCGTCTCAGAAAGAAAGTCCGTGTTAATGACAGCATGGATATCAGGCGGCCGGCTGAGTATCGCGCAGGAACCTTCAGGGCATCGCATTTCGTCAGCATCGGCGAACCTAATCATTCCGTCCCGACCGAACCGGATCCGCGCGGGACAATGACATTTCTTAATGGCAAAAATATCATTGACCAGGCGCCAGCCTACTCGGTGATTTACATCCAGTCGAACCTGCCTTACTCCGTGCCTCTGGAGAATGGCCACTCAACACAGGCGCCGACAGGCGTCTATGCCGTCTCGTTTAATGGTGTAATTCAGGCCTACAAATGACCCTTACAGAAATCAGAAACGCTGTCATTTCCCGAATGGCGGCACAGACCGCTATTGCCTCTGATGCGGTGGATTATCCCAATGGTCCTGTATTTGACCCCAGCAACCGCGATATCTGGGCCCGCCTCACCAACATTGCAGGACAGGCTGGCGCAACCGAGATCGGGAATGGGCCGGTCGTCCACAGGACGGGCTTACTCATCATTCAGCTGTTTGTTCCGGTCGGATCCGGGACGTTGCTTATCTCCCGAACGGCCGACCAGCTAACGGAGCTATTCGAGTTTAAGGACGACGGAAAGCTGAGTTATTTCGCTGTTTCTGCTGTGCCGGCGGGTGAGACCGATGGCTGGTTACAGCTCAATCTTCAAATTCCTTATCGCGCTCTGTAGCGCACAAAAAACAGGAGGCTCCTGTGAGCTCAGGTGCAAAAGTAGTAGCCGCGTTTATTCGCGAGACAACACCAGGAATCACGCCTACAGCAGGGGCGTGGAACCTGCTGCGTCGTTCTTCATTTGGTCTGAAACCAACGCAGAACACCAACGACAATGACGAAATCGCTGGTGACCGCATGGCGCAGGGTGTTTCACGCGGCACAGTGGATGTCGGCGGCGATGTCGGCACGCGGTTTCGCTGGAACCAGCATGATGATTTTCTTGCCAGCTGCTTCGGTTCCGAATGGGTAAATAACGTGCTGACGATGGGTAATGGTCGCATTACGTTCTCCGTGGCGACTTTTGCCAGTGATGTGGGGATCGCCCAGATTGCCCGCGGTTGCCAGGTTGGCACCTTCCAGATGGAAATCCCGGCCGATGGTGATATCACTGCAACCATTACGTTTGCAGGGCTGGACTGGGAGACGAAGGGGGACGATACCAGCTATTTCACCACGCCAGTGGATTTAGCGGGGGCGCTGCGTTACTCCTTCAAGGAGGTCACGAACATCCGGCTGAATGGTGTTGATGGCGGGACAGGCTTCTGCGTCGACACCTTTAACATTCAGTTCAACAACAATATGCAGACTCAGCGCTGCATCGGTACCGGTTCGGCGTTCGCCGGCGCCAACATTCCGACAACCTTTACCCCGTCAGGTCAAATCACGCTGTCATGGTCAAAGGCAGCCTGGGAGGTTTACAAAAAAACGTTCACCGGCGAAACGGTGCCGTTTAGCTTCACCCTGGAGAATGCTGAAGGCGCCTATACCTTCGATTTCCCGGAAGTGCAGATCTCTGGCGACTGGCCGGATGCGGGGAGCACTGACATTGTTCAGGTTCAGCTGGATATCACCGCGGCCAATACTCCGCCAACTATCACCCGCGTTCCCAAAGTGCCGGCGACGGCAATCAGTGTTGCGCCAGCCACTTCAACTGGGGCCGTGGGATCTACTGTGACGTTAACCGCCACGCTTACGCCAGCTGATTCAACTGATACCGTCCAGTGGACGTCATCGGATCCGACTATCGCCAGCGTGGTTTCTACCGGGCAGAAAACAGCGAAAGTCACACGTAACGCAGCCGGTACTGCAACCATCACCGGTAAGGCCCGCACCTTTACCGCAACGTCTGAAATCACCGTTACCGCGCCTTAATTTACCTGGCCCGTTCTGCAGTCATCGCGGATCGGGCTTTTTTGGGAGTCTTTATGCTGATTATTTCTTCTCAAATTGATTTGAACGGAGAACGCTGGTTTTTCCCTTACAAAAAGCCGGCAGGGAGTAAAAAGAAATTCACGCCGGAAGACGAGGCGCTATTTAAACTCCGTCTGCTGGTGGCCAGTAGCGAGAATCCACAATACCGCTCACGCAATGCGCTGGTGCGGCGCCATATCGACAAAATGGACGCGAGCTACCAGGTCGGTACGGATGCTTTCGATCTCGCCAGTGTGGGCGAGATTGACTCGGTTGATGATCTTCTCATCGACAATTGCGCGCGCTTTCTTCTGAAAGACTGGGAAGGCGTGGGGGAGCTGGTGGATGGTACTGAGACGGCCGTAACGTATACTCCGGAGCGTGGTGTTGCGTTACTGAAACAAAACCCCTCTCTGTACTGGCTTATTCTGGCTGAGGCGGCGTCCATTGCTCAGGGTAAGGAGCAGCAGACTCAGGAAACCGTAAAAAAGCCATAGAGGCCCAAAAATGGCTAAAGGAATTCGCCGGCGAGCAGGGCGAGAAAGCAAAGTGGCGCAGGGAGAAACTAAATCTCCCGCCCATTCCGGAGCCTGAAATCGATGCAGTTACTGGGGAGATCCTCAGCGCTTACGCCATGATATCGCGCGGCAGGAAGTATGCCGGTATGGCCGGGGTGCCGCTCCCTCTATCCCTGAATGATATTGAGCTTTACCTGGCATCGCGCACCATCCTGATCGAGCGCATTGAGTTTGACGCAGCGATACTGGCTCTCGATGATGCCTGGAGGGCTGAGTGGGCCGAAGAGCAAAAAAGGCGGGCGATAGTAAAATAACCTAATCATTGTTTAGCTGCCTCTATATGTTAGGATGTTTCTGATTGTAATCACGGGAAACATAAAATGAAGAAACTAATGATGGTAATAGCTGGGATGTTTGTTATTTCTGGATGCGCTACTAAGCAGTATCCGCAAGCTCCGTCCGTAACTAGCGAAGAGTCTGCTGCGTTAGATTGTGCCGCAATTAAGCAGGAAATCGCAAAAACGCACAGCATTCAGAACGAAATCGAAACTACAGGTCAGTTTGATGGGCGTACCGTATTGGGGGCTTTGGGAGATTTCGGTATCGGTAATGGTATGGCCAAAAGTGAAGCGCGTAAAAAGGCGCAGGCACGTCTTCAGCAGCTTGAATCTCTTAAAACTATTAAGTGTTCAGATAGCAAAGTCTCAGGTTAATTCTGGCAGCGATTGTCTCTGTTGCAATAATCGCAACAATTATCGTATATCGACAGTAATTGTTTATTAAAAATCTAACCTCGCCCCGGCGGGGTTTTTTATTGTCCGGAGATCGTTAAATGACAGAACAAACCTCCCGCCTTGCCATTGTTATTGATAGCTCCGGAGCAGAGAAACAGGCCGATAATCTCGCAACTGCACTGGTAAAAATGACACAGGCAGGTGAACGTGCTGCCATCAGCGCAGTGAAGGTGACAAAGGCCACTGATGAAGAAAAAAAGTCTCTTTCTGAACTCTTAGATCGCATCGACCCGGTAAACGCCGCCCTGAACAAACTGGATAAACAGCAGCAAGATCTTGCGAAATTCAAATCAAAGGGGATGGTAGATGCCGATACATTCGATCTTTATTCAAAGAAAATCGAGGAAACACGAAACAGGCTAACTGGATTTCGTGACGACCTTGGAAAAACCGGCCAATCAGCCGCACAGACTGCCTTTGCCATGCGCATGATCCCAGCGCAGATGACCGACATTATTGTCGGCTTATCTACAGGTCAGTCACCGTTTATGGTGCTTATGCAGCAGGGCGGGCAGTTAAAAGATATGTTTGGTGGTATTGGTCCGGCAATTAAGGGTGTGGGCACCTATGTTATGGGGTTGGTTAACCCTTTCACTCTTGCAGCTGCGGCGGTCGGTTTTCTTGGTCTGGCCTATTACAAAGGCACTCAGGAGCAGGACGAATTTTATAAGTCTCTCGTTCTCACTGGTAATCTGGTAGGCAAAACCTCCGGTCAACTTGCCGATATAGCTGCCAGCGCAGGCATTGCTGCGGATTCAACCACTGGCAAAGCCGCATCAACCCTTAACCAATTGGTATCATCCGGCAAAGTTGCTGGAGATTCTCTGGAACGCGTGACAATCGCTATTGTTAAGATCAGTGATGCGACGGGTATTGCTACAGAAAAGTTGGCGAGCGACTTTAACGATCTAGCTGCTGATCCAGTAGCGGCTATAACCAAACTTAACGACCAATACCACTTTCTGACACTGGCAACCTACAACCAGATTAAAGCGCTACAGGATGAAGGTAATCAGCAGGATGCTGCACGGGTGGCTACTGATGCTTACGCCAATGCCATGCAGCAGCGTGCGAATGATATTCATCAAAACCTTGGTCTTCTTGAAAGTGCATGGGACTCGCTGGGTAAAACGGCCAAAGGCGCCTGGGATGCGATGCTCAATATTGGGCGTGAACAAACACTAACGGATAAACTTGCCACCTTAAACGAAAATATTGCTGAAGCCCAAAAAGGGCAAAAAGATGGTGGGTTCTGGAACAGTTTTAGCGCGAGGTTTACCAACCTCCCGGAGATGATAAAACAGAGAGATTTGCTCGAATCAGTTGCCAATCTTCAGGGGGATGTAACCAAAGGACAGGCGAAGGCTAAGGAAGCCGAACAGCAAAGAATTAAAACGCAGCAAGAAGCAGATCGCGTTAACCAGCAATATTTGAGCAATGCGGATAAGCGCAATAAAGCTATTAAGCAGCAAAGCGAGTTCCTGAAGGCTGGTGCAATTACTGCAGAGCAATACGCAAAAAACGTCTCACGTATTAACGAGATGTATAAGGACCCAAAGGCACCTAAGCAAAAGGCCTATACAGAGGACGCGGCAACCCGGCTGCTTGATCAAATAAACCAGCAGACAACTGCCTTGCAGTCCCAGCTGGATGCCAGTGACAAGCTTAACAGCGCAACCCAGGCGCGGGTAAAGTTCGAACAGCAAATTGCTGACCTCAAGTCTAAAACGCAGCTCACAGCCGACCAGAAGTCGATTCTTTCCCGTTCAGATGAAATCCTCCAGGCGTATAAGCAGCAGGAGGCACTGCAAAATTCCGTAAAAACCCTGGACGATTACCGGAAGATGCAGGAACAGGTAAAGACGAAGGATGAGCGGACCAACGATCTGCTTAAAACCCGTCTTGAACTGCTGGAGAAGGCCAAAGCAACGGGGCAACTTAAACCCGGTGAATATGAAAAAACGCGGGCAGATATTTATCAAAACACCGATATGCAACTGCCCTCGACGGTTCGTAATGTTGTAGGAAACCTGACACCCACAGGAGGGCGACTCTCTGGAACTTTTGAGGGGATGCAGGGGCAAATCAACGAATATGACCAGGCTCAGCAAGAGCTCCAGCGCTGGCTGGCAGCTCAGGAGGAAGCTTATGCGAAGGCCGGCGAAATAACTGCCGAGGGTGAGGCCAGAATGACCTCGATTCGTCAGCGTGCAGCGGATGCAAATCAGGTCATAGAGGCTCAGAAAAACACCATCATATCTGCGGCCACGCAATCCTTGTTTGACAGTACCGCCGACATCATGCGAACTGGGTTTGGTGAGCAATCGGCAATCTACAAGGTTGCTTTTGCTGCGAGCAAGGCATTCGCTATCGCTGACTCTATGGTGAAAATCCAGCAGGCTATAGCAAGTGGGGCAGTAAGCGCGCCTTATCCGGCCAACATCATCGCTATGGCCTCAATCGCTGCGCAGACTGCCAGTATCGTCTCAAATATCCAGGCTGTTTCAGGAGTTGGCTTCGCCTCCGGCGGTTACACCGGCCCCGGTGGTAAGTATCAGCCCGCGGGTATTGTTCACAAAGGAGAGTACGTCTTCGACCAGGCGTCAACGAACCGGATCGGCGTGTCTCAGCTTGAGGCACTTCGAAATGGCCAACCGCTTGATGCAACTCTGGGGCGTACAGGGTTTGGTACTGGTGTCCAGAACGTTAACAGCGATAACAGCAGCAAGACCACCATCCATGCTCCCATTGAGCAGCATTTCCATACGCCGCCCGGTGTGACACCTGATCAGATGGCTCTCTCCATGGCTCAAACGCAGAAGCGGGCGACAACGGAAGCCCTGGATCAGGTTGCTGCGCAATTGTTGAGAGGGGACGGGAAAGTTGGTAAGGCAATGCGCAGTAAATATCCAGGCAGAGGGTTAGAGTGATGACTGATATCTACTACCCGCATGACAGTCTTCCGATGCCATTACAGGAAGGATACGGATTCCAGCCTGTAAGCCCGTTAAAACGAACCCAGTTAACCACCGGCCGCGCGCGGCAAAGGCGAGCTTATATGTCCACACCGACGCAGGCCAGCATCACCTGGTTTATGGAAACCGATGCGCAGGGACTGGCGTTTGAGTCCTGGTTCCGTGATGCGTTATCTGACGGGGCTGCATGGTTCATGATGAAGCTGCAGACGCCGGCAGGCATTAAGTTTTACAAATGCCGCTTTACAGATATTTATCAGGGACCGGTACTGGTGGCCCCGATTTACTGGAAGTACACAGCGACGCTTGAATTATGGGAACGCCCCCTTGCTCCTGCCCCATGGGGTAATTACCCGGAATGGATCGTCGGCAGTTCACTGCTGGATATTGCGCTGAATAAGGAGTGGCCCAAGGCTTGATTAAAACCGTTTCACCTTCATAATCACTTGTGTCGATTTGTGGGAAAGTCCTTCATGCCGCTCCGTAGCCGGAGCGTGAAATAAAGCGCGGAATAGCGATCCTGCCGGTGAGGGTACACCCACATTCGACACCAATTTTTAAGGTCACCTTCGGGTGGCCTTTTTTATTGGGTAAAAATCATGACAATACTCAACCGCCTCTACGCCAGCAGCGGGCCGGAGGTGATCATTGAGACGCTGCAGATCACCATTGGTTCTGACGTCCATTATCTGTGCCAGGGTTACGAGAACATCACGGCAACGACGGAGAACGGCGATACCGTAACGTTTACCGCCTGTGCGATAGACATTGCGCTGCCGGCGCGCAATGCGGACGGTACGCAAGATTTGAAATTTGCCCTGTGCAATATCGATGGTGTTGTGTCCGCGGCGATCCGCAATGCGCTGGCTAACCGTCTGTCAGCATTGCTGACGTACCGGCGTTATATCTCCACGGATTTAGCGGCCCCTGCGGAAGTGCCGTATACGCTGAAAATCAAGTCTGGTTACTGGACGGCGACAGAGGCGCAGATTACCGCGGGTTATATGAATATCCTTGATACAGCCTGGCCACGTTACCGCTACACGCTACCTGTATTCTCCGGACTGCGTTATATTAGCTAAGGAATCCCAATGTTTAACCCTGATAAATACCGTTCAGTCACCTGGCTGAAGGGCGGGCGCGTATACCCGCAGCTCGACTGCTTCGGCATTGTGAACGAGATACGCCGCGACCTGAATTTACCCGTCTGGCCCGATTTTGCAGGGGTCACCAAAGACGACGGCGGCCTCGACCGGGAAGCGCGCCGGATGATGCTTACCCTTGAGTGCTGCGAACCCTGCGAAGGGGCCGGGGTGGCCTGTTATTCCGGATCGACTGTCACCCACGTAGGGATCGTGGTCAGTATCGATGGTCTGTTGCATGTGGCGGAATGCAATCCGGGAACGAACGTCACCTTTCTGCCGTTGCCGCGGTTTAAGCGGCGATTTGTCAAAGTGGAGTTCTGGCAATGACCATTCGTTTTTACCCGTCCCGGCTTCCCGGTGAACCACTCGAAACGCATGAGCATGGTGTAACCAGTATTCGCAGCTGGCTGGTGGCAAATGTTGAAGGCTACGAGGATCGGGATGTCCCACCGCTGACCGTTGAGGTTGAGGGGCAGTCAATTCCGCCAGGCGAATGGGCTACTTTCGTGATCCATCCTGATAGTGATGTCCGGCTTTATCCGGTGCCTTTCGGGCTTGAGGCCGCGACAATTGCCTGGATAGGTGTGGGCATCGCCGTCGCATCTGCGGCTTATTCATTGTTCATGATGAGTAACATTGATGCTGGCGGCTACACGTCATCCACAGGGCGAAGCCTCGACCTGAACCCGGCAAAGGCGAATACCGCAAAACTCGGTGATGCCATTCGTGAGGTGTTTGGCCGGGTGCGTATCTACCCTGATTATGTGGTGCAGCCGGTTACCCGGTTTGATGCCGCCGATCCTACGAAAATGCGCGTCCAGATGCTGCTGTGTCTCGGTGTTGGTGATCTGATTTATACCAATGGCGATATCCGGGTTGGCAGTACGCCAGCTTCAACGCTACCGGGATTCAGCAGCACCCATTACCCGCCAGGCGCGGACGTTTCCGGTGATGAGCGCAGCGAAAACTGGGTCAACTCCACCGAAGTGGGCGGGACGTCATCCGGCACCGGGCTGGATATGGCCCAGACGTCGCCGGACGCAGACGACATTATCGCAGACAGCATGACCGTATCCGGTTCGAGCGTAACGTTTACCGGGCTGGATACGGATGATGATGACGATAATGACGAGAACGATAACGCACTGCCGCCCAGCTGGGTCGCTGGCGCCGTGGTCGAACTGAAAGCCCCGGCTAACTACCAGATCACTTCGGCGGCCGGATACAGCGTTATCGCCAGCCCGCTGCTGACGGAGATCGCGCCGGTGGTTGGTATGCCGGTGACGCTGGGGTTTAACTCTGTCGATTACGATCTGTTTATCGCGTCATATACCCCCGGTCAGGCTGCAGTGCCCGGCGCCGGGGGGAGTGCGGCAAAACTCCAGGCCAGTGCGGCCCCGACCACCTACGACTTTTCGACCAGCTCCAGCACGTTCACGATCACCTGGAAGGGGATTACCTACCCGGTGTCGCTGGTGGCTAACTATGTCTCGATGTCGGGACTGCTGGCGGCCATCACCGAGGGACTCACTGGCTCCGGCCTGGTTGCGCAGGACAACGGCGGCACCGTACTAATAACTGAGGCGGCCAGTCCGTTCGCGGGTGGGGCGATCACGTCCTCTTCACTGCCTGCAGCTGTTTTCGGTGATGCCCCGGTTTACACCTCCGGCACGGCATCAACCGGCGGCAGCCCGGCGGTAACGGCGAATGTGACACTCGCCTATAACTCTGCCACGGGAACGGCCTTTTCCGGCATGCCGGAGGGGGTGCAACGGCTTTCGCTTGCTCACCGCGGGAATGAGTACCGCATTGTCTCAGCCGACGGCACAACGGCGACGGTGGCGCGCCTGGTTAACGGTGCCGTTGATGAGTCATGGCCGGGATTCACCGCCAGGACGATGATTGACTATGAGGCCACTGGTCTTAACGACACGCTGAGCTGGCTGGGGCCGTTCCTCGTATGCCCTGAGAATGAAGTGGTGGATGCATTCGAGGTGAATTTCTCCTTCCCGAACGGCATCTGTGGCTTCGACAGTAAGGGGAAAAAGCGGCTCCGGCATGTTGAGTGGGAGATTCAGTATCGCGTCTACGGTTCCGGAGCGGGGTGGGTGAGTCACCAGGGCGAGTATGCGCTTAAAAACGTCAACGGGCTGGGATTCACTGAGCGGATCACTCTCAGCTCTCCTGGGCTGGTAGAGGTTCGCTGCCGTCGGCGCAATGAGCAGGGCTCAAACAACGCGCGAGACAGTATGTACTGGCAGGCACTGCGCGGGCGACTGCTGACGCGCCCTTCATCCTATCCCGGCGTGTCGCTGATGGCGGTGACCGTTGAGACGGGCGGGAAGCTGGCGGCGCAGTCGGACCGCCGTGTAAACGTTGTGTCCACCCGCGCCTATGAAACCGGAACGGCCAGAACTATATCGGGTGCTCTGCTGCATGTCGGAAACTCGCTGGGGCTGGAGATGGACGTCGACACCATCACTGCGCTGGAATCCGCGTACTGGACGCCACGGGGCGAAAATTTCGATTTCGCTACCGGCGACAGTATCTCAGCGCTGGAAATGCTGCAGAAGATAGCCAATGCCGGGAAGTCACGTTTTCTGCTGAGCGATGGCCTGGCGACGGTAAACAGGGAAGGGATTAAGCCCTGGACTGGCGTGATCACTCCGCATGAGATGGTGGAGGAGCTGCAGAGCGGATTTACCGTACCGTCCGACGATGATTTTGATGGTGTCGACGTGACGTACATCAACGGGACTACCTGGGCAGAGGAGACCGTCAAATGCCGGACGCCTGATAATCCCACGCCGGTGAAAATAGAGAATTACAAACTCGATGGGGTACTGAATCAGGATCACGCCTACCAAATCGGGATGCGTCGCCTGATGAAATACCTGCAGCAGCGGGTGACGTTCCAGACCACTACCGAGCTGGACGCGCTGTGCTACAACACGGGCGATCGCATAGTGCTCACGGATGATATTCCGGGCAACAACACGATCTCCTGTCTGGTGGAGGCGATGACAACGGCTGGTGGCGTGACAACGTTCACCGTTACGGAGCCGCTGGACTGGTCTTTCGAAAATCCCCGAGCGCTGATCCGCTATCAGGATGGCTCTGCATCCGGGCTGATGGTGGCGAGCAGGGTGGGTGATTTTCAGCTGTCAGTCCCGCACCTGAGCGAGTTTGATGACCCGATGAAGGTTGACCTGTCGTCGGCAACCATCGAGCCGATCCGCCTGGTGTTCTGCGGCTCAACGCGCCACGTCTACGACGCCATTGTAGAGGAGATCGCTCCGCAGTCAGACGGAACCTGTCAGGTCACCGCTAAAGAATACCTCGAATCGTTCTACCAGTACGACGACGCCACATACCCCGGCGACGCTGCTTAATACCAGAAAAATCCCTTTCAACTTTTCTTTCGCTCAAACCCTCGTTTGGGCGAAGCCTCTTTTTGGAGCAAAAAACATGGCCTTTAACCCGGAGCTGGGGAGCACGTCTCCCGCTGTGTTGCTCGATAACGCCGAGCGCCTGGATAAGCTGGTCAATGGGCCCGCCGCAGATGTTCCCGACCGTGGCGGTGATCCTCTTTATTCATGGCGCCAGATTATGGCGGTGAATCAGGCAAAACAGGATCAGCTCGACGACATCATTACTTCCCTCGACACCGCCAGTTTTACTTTTTCCGACACTACTGCCGGACTGGCAGGAACCACCGACGGGCAATATTTCAGAGTCCCCCAGGGTGAAGGCGATGCTGTTGGATTTATTTATTATAAAAACAGTGCCGGAGCTGCAGTTGTGGTGGCCTCACTTGCTTCAGCCGAGATCACAAAGTTGCTCGGGAAAGATGACAGCCAGAAACTGGCCTCCTTTACTGATGATGACGGCGCCAGCGCGTTGGCACTGGATGAGAGGGGCGGGATATTTACTGCTGACTCGCCAGAAGACATCCGTAAAACGATTGGGAAAACCGGTTATGACCGGGCTCCTGCCATTCTGAAAATTACGTCCGCAGACAAGGCCGTACATGGCTTTATGGATGAATTCGGCGGCGTTCAGTTACCCGGCCTGCAGGGGAGCGTTCAGGAGAATATCAAAAGGCTGAATAAGCGACTTTCTGAGCATCTGGAACGGCGACGTGTTCTTGATGCCAGAGAGTGTGGGCTTGACCCGTTTTCTTCCGAGGACATGTGGTATCCCCTGCAGCGGGCGACAAACTGGCTGGGGGCTAATGGCGGCGGAACAATCTATATCCCCGAAGGGGCTTATCGAATTTCCCGCCCTGTCACTCCGGTGGCTGGAGTGGGTTATATCGGCGCCGGGAAAAAGAAAGCTCGCCTGCTGCCATTCAAAGCGACAGCACCGTTTCTGTATCGGGGTAATGAAGCCTATATCGATAATCTGCTTTTTACCGGCTTTACCATTGACGGGGAAAATCAGACGCTCAATCCGGCATCCGGCTATCTTCCTGAAATTAAGGCGATATTTATCCAGTACTGGTCAAACAGCATCATTGACGATATGGAAATCGTTAACATCGGGGCCACAGGACTCGGTGTTGATATGCATTACAACTGCTTAATCACACGTTGCATTGTGGAAAACTGCGGTCGGCTGGCCGAACAAGGTGCGCTGGGGGCCTCTGGTATCGGGATCGGAACCGGATTCCTGAACAGTGAACCGCTCTATGTGTCGCAAAACCTGTGCAGGAACAATAAAAACTACGGGATTTTTTACGAGCCACAAAGAGGGGTGGGAACCGCACAGGACATCATCACTACGGATAATGTCTGCCTTGGGAATTACGCGGGGATTGCTGACTGTGGTGTTGAGGGGCTGATTGTCTCGAATAACCAGATGCGCGGGAATACGCATGGTTTCCTGATGTACCCTGGCACAAACAACGGGGGTAAGCCTGGCCGCCGTGGCCGTCTGCAGGGCAATATTATCAGAGGGAATACCGAGAACGGCGTGACATCTGTTTGCTCAAAAACCGATCCGCTGTTAGGCGAATACGCCTTATCCGGCAATCATATTTATGAAAACGGAAAAGACGGTATCAATATGAATTACAGCTATCCGACGGTTAAAAACCTGAATAACGTCATCAGTAATAATGAAATATACCGTAATGGCCGTCATGGGGTTTCGCTTGAAAGTGGTGATGTCGTGAATCTTGATATCGTTTATAACCGTATTTATGACAATGGTCAGACGACAACCGGTCATGCTGTTAATATTCAGGTCCCCATGTCCCGCTCTTCTGTATCGAATAACAAGCTGCGTGATACCCAGTCCACACCGACGCAGCAATACCCGGTGTTTGCGACAGGGGCTTTAACTGATGTAGACATTTCCTTTAACCACTGCGTCGGTAACGCACAGAACACGCTCAGTCTGACGGGAGCTAAGACCCGTGTCACCACATTCATTAATCCGGGGATAGATTTATGATGAATAAGATTAAAAATAACGTGTGCAGCAATAACAAAAGTGGTGAGGTTTATTTTTTACCACCAGAAAAACGCAGTATTTTTACTGGCAATAAAATAACCTCCTCGCGTAATAAAAAAGGTAACTGATATGGCTACTCTGGTAAAAAGCACCAGTAAATTTATGGGGCGTAAGGCCGTCGCAGCTGATGCGCCGCTGCCTGACAATGCGTTAATGTATCTGGACTTTGAAAACGGCCAGTTTATCCGCAGAACCGCAACCGGGGCGGTAATTCGCAGCAACAGCATAACTGACGTGATGTCATTTACCCGCGCCACCGTGGCAACGTATTTCGGTGATGACGGCCTGCTGAAATATGCAGCAGCTGGTGAACCTGTTATTGAATATGACCAGAATACGCTCGCCTGTCTGGGGTTCCGTCCCGAAGTGCAGGCCACTAACCGGGTTATCAACAGCCAGAACTTTTTAGCAGCGAACTGGAGCAAAACGGGGATCGAGGTTACCGATAATGATGCCGTGTCTCCTGACGGGAACAAGACGGCCAGCAAAATCATAGAGGCCGCAGGAGCGGCTAATACCGTTCACTCTCTTGCCACGACGGTCACCTATGCTGCGGTTGTCGGCCAGCCCTACACATTCAGCATTTTTGCAAAGGCAAACAGCGGATCTGTTATGCAGATTGCATTGCCTGCGGGCGTCGTCGCCAGCGCGCAGTTCGCTAATTTTGACCTGGTGAACGGGAAGATCACGCGCTCCTCTCCGCTGGTCATGCAGGCGAATATGGAAAAGTGCCCGAATGGCTGGTACCGCTGCTCGCTGACGATCAACCCTGTTACCGCGGGCGAACCGGGATTTACTGTCTGCCTTACCGGCGGAAATACGGCAGCTGAAGCACTCCCGGCCTACAGCGCAACAACCGTCGCATCGATTTACATCTGGGGCGCCCAGGCGGAACGCGCCGCAGGCTATACTTCATACATTCCGACGGCGGGGGCCGAAGCGAGCCGCGATGCGGATATATTAACGACCCCGTCCGGTTATACACTGATTGATTCTGCAAAAGGCGCGTTCTTTGTCTCGGTGGTGCATCCTCACAGCCTGAAATTATTATCGACGGCGTATGCTTCGCTGGCCTGCGCCGTCGTGCTGGATAATGCGGTGGAAGGTGCCCATTACCGCCTTGCCTGGCGAGGCAGGGACAACATGAACGGACAGGCGGCATTTGCCGAACTGAATGCTGCCGGCGGGACGACGGTATCCGTCAACCTGCCGCCGTTAATGGCGGTCTCGGATTCAGAACAGGCAGCCTTCTGCATGTTCAGTACCGGCGATTTATCCATGAAAGCGTTTGATGGTCAGGTATGGAATTCAGCATCGCCCACCATCATGCCTGCAGCGCTGTCGCGCATCTGCCTGGGGCGCTCATATATCGGCGCATCAAACTGGTTTAACGGGCATATCAAAAAGTTCGTTTACTGGGCTGATAACATTTCTCAGGCTGAAGCCGAAGAATACTATGCAGTCTTATAAATAATGGTGAGTTGGCGGCTATAAACATAAAATAGCCGCCATTTTTATATCAGTACCAGACGTTAGCCCGCTCCAGCACCAGGAACTGGCCGTCGTAGACAAACTCGCCAATCGTATGCTGTCCGGTGGTTCCGCCGTTCACCCATGCAACCGGGAATTTGTAGGCGGTGCTGAACGAAACTGCCCGACCGCCCGTAGCGTCCTGTGTCAGGTACAGACGAACTTTATCCCCGCGATTGAGCTTCGCAAGATTTGCAGCGCCGCCTGTAAATTGCACATCCTTTGTCAGCGTCTGGACCCAGTTAAATCCACGATTCCAGTCAGGGTTATAAATCGTCGCTGAGGTGTCAGAAGGCGACTGGCTGATGTTCTCGCGGTTCTGAAGCTCCCATGTACTGTTTGCGCTGTTGTACTGATAACGGCCCACTGCATTACCCGCAGCGTTGGTATTGAATACCACGTCGCCGTGATTACCGGCTGGCGGGAAATCAGTCAGGTTAACGGGTACATCCAGTCCTTTTGCGTAATATTTTCCTGCCTCGACACGACAGACGCCGGTGTCATTCAGGGTCTTAACTGCGCCATAAATGCGAAGCTCGGCAGACGCATCACGCAACCAGTATGGCATATCGGTTGTTTCCAGCAGCGTGGACGAGTGATAGGCCTCGATTTCGTTATAGGTGTTGCAAAATCCGCTTGCCCCTTTAACGTGAACATTGTTGCAGAACACTTTGCCCTTATTACCCGTGACAAGGTTTTCATGGATGATGCGCTCACCCCCCTCAACGACCAGGTTATCCAGAAGTATCCTGTTCCACTTCGCCCGCATCCAGATAAGCCGACCGATACCGGCATTCGGGAAGGTAAATTTACCCGAGATTTTAAGGGTATCAATAAAGCCACCGGCAGACTCGCCCGCATCTCCGCTCTGGGTTCCGGCCCGCTCCGTATGCACAACAGCCTGAGCACCATTGAGAGGCGCAGCGTTAGCGAAATGCAGGTCCATAAAACCAACACTGCAGTTATAGCCAACGTACGCAATAGATTTAAGATACTGTCATGTATGCTTATTACGCTACTATAGCCTTGCTCCTGTCCTGAAAATTGATATCCCAAGCGCTATTGAACTTCCTCCTGAATGTCCCTGAATTAAATATCTGTATGCATAACCAGCATTAAAAGAAGAAGGGCTGAATAGCCCTTCTTATACTCAATCTAAGGCATTAGATTACAGCGTTTAAGTGCTTCTGCTGCAAGATCTGCAACAGCCGGATTCGGGTCTGACGTTAGATCATTGAGGTGTTTTTCTGCGGTTCTGGAAATGTGCTCACAGAAGTGAAAAGCAAAAGTTGTTATGGCTACCATCCTGTCTTTATAGTCAGCTGACTCTTTCAGTTCGATAGCTCTCGCGATAGCATCAGCCCCAGTCGTATAGCTAGAGTGAGTGTTTGTAACCATCAAAAAATCCTTATCTAAATAAATAATTTAAAAGGTTTCATATAATTTGTAGCACGCAATTAGAAAAAATCACGCCTTTCATGAAAAATAGTTATCCAGGCAATTACCATGTGGTCTGCTCATAACTTGAGTAGAGATGTTCTCGCTGGCATCTAATGACTCCGGAGGTTGTCGAGCAGTGCCGCAGAATGCTGGAGAACGGCGCTACCAGGCAACAGATCGCAGATGTGATAGGTGTAGACGTGAAAACAATCTA